GACCTGCTACTTCTTTTTTTGGTGTGTTGAATACAGGAAAGCCATAAGAATCAATGTAGCCTTCGTAGTTCCATTCCATAGGTATGAACAAAGAATAGAGTCCTGAGCGAGTCTGTCCATTGGCGTTTCTTTGTGTAACGTCTGAATCATTGTAAAGTTTTTTAAAGTTATCTCCTCCTTTATCCAAAGCGTTAGATGTTGATCCCATCATACACTTACCTATAATTCTTGAACCTAGTCTTAAACAAGTTCTTGTAACCCTCCAGTTATTTAATATGTTGGTTGGTCTCTCCCACTTTCCACTTTCATCGTGTACTAGTAGTTTTAGTTTCTCCCCGTCATAGGAGTTGTCCCCTGTGTTCTTCCAGTCGATGGTCGTGTCAAGCCCGGTGATCTCTTGTAGCTTTTCATTGGAGTCGAGTTTACGCCTTGTGAATTTGGACGCGGGAACCCTGTACGCGAGCTCTGTCTTTGGCCTGTCCATACCGTCTTGTATTGGTTTGAAGAAGAAGGGGTAGTTAACTGATATTGGGACAACTTTGTCAGTAAACATCTTCTTTGCATCGGGTCCAGATTTCGAGAGTATACCAAAGCGTGCATCTGTAGATATTGTTGCTTGGTTAACTGTTTCCCCACTTGCCATAAATGAAAAACCTGACCGTCTATTTTTAAGGTAGCACATCCCGTAGCAGCGCGGGTCGGCTTTACAAGCTTCCCAGAATATGTAGAATAATCTGTTTGATTCCCTAAAGTCTGGCTGCCCGACGTCAATTTTACTCCACTGCAAGTACATATAGTTAGTACCAGTAATGTAAGTAGCCAAGCCCTTATTATAGAACCAAAAGCCTTGTTCTCTTCTATTAAATTCTTCATCAATGTAATCATACCATTTTTCTTTAAAGTCCAAAGGGTATTCTTCCCAATCAAATACTGATTTGATTTTATTAAGTTCCTTTGGGTATTCAGTGTGCTTCCACCTGTCATCTTCAAATGTATGTACATTTTCAGCTTTTGGCAAAGCTATTTTTAAATCTTGTATTTCATAAATTTCACCTATTTCTCCGGTTTTACTTATAACAACCATATCGTGCTCTTGGTTGTAACCGTACTCCCATTTCTTATACCTATTAGTTCTTTTAAGAACTTTAGGTTTTATATGGTCTTCTAATACTTTATATAAGGTTTGCTCGTACATTATTTAGATCTCCCTTCTGCAAATCCTCTAAAAGACTTTTCTTCTTTTACTTCTACAGGTTTTTCGTTCAACAAGTTCTCTTCAGCTTCTATTCTATTCAATATTTCAAAAGCATCGAATATAGCTAGTTTTTTTGTAGCTGCAGCATTTTTTAATCTATCTGCTGATATATCGTCATCTGAATCAACAATAGCTTCTTTAGCCACCTTGATTAATTCCTCAACTGCTTTTTGCCCAGCTTGGATTATGTTCAACTTCGTTTCCTTGGTATTCATATTTAATTACGATATCATTAGATTTCATACAGTATAGTCTTTTTTCGTCAATTAAAAACTCCCATTCTCCGTTTGGCGTGTAACCAACTAAGTCTCCTGAGTTAATTCCTAGCGCATTTAAGGAGCTATTGTCATATTTTAATATACCAACAAGGCTTCTTTCTTTATCTAGCGTTAAAGACTCTGTGTTTTTTATTGGTGAAACGAAACATCTGTCTCCAAAGGACCTCCATTTGTCACCTTTATTATATAAGTAAATTTGATCTATAGCGCAAAAATGCCACTCATCTTTGAACCAAGACCTACTTTTCTTTTTTCTTCCCTTCATGTCATAGAATACTCTAAACACGTTTTGGTGTATAACAATTATATCACCAACATCAATATCAGTATTAAAAGCCTGAGGTGTCTCTACCACTCTAGCTAGTCTATTAACAAACTTGAAATCTTCAATCTTTGTATTTACAACTAACTCCTTACCGGCTATTGTTATTTTATTACTGTATTTTTCACCTAATGGTTCTACTATAAAGTCATATAAAGCTTTCAATACTCTAAGTCATATTCAACAGATATTGCCATGTGAGAATTGAATTTCTTCCATGGCATTACCTCGTTGTTTTTCTTAATGTGAATATTGTAAGAGTTATCAGACTCGTCAAGAAGTATGTGTGAAATCTCGTGACCTCCATAAACTTGTTGACCTACAGAATAATGCATAGCGTCATTCTTATAATCAGAACCAATACTTATTTTTCTTACAACAGAGGACATACTAAGCTTTTGTAAGTTTAGAGTCTTTTTCTACCTCAGTGTATTCTCCAGTCGCTAGATCAATATCAATAGCTCCATACTCTTTCTCAAGTTCAGCTTTTAAATCTTCTACAACTTTATTAGCATCTGCTACTTGATGTAATAGACTATGCTTTTGAGATTCTAAAATACCTATTTGATTAACTATCGTCATTAATTCTTTTTGACCTTCGTTAATACTTTTTAATTGTTCGTCTGTAATTTTACTCATTTAATTTAATTTAATTATTCATAATAATATAGTTACTCTTCTTCTTCACTATTTACAACAGGTGGTACTTCTGCTCCTCTTGGCCAACCAAGAAATGAATGTGCAGCTGCGTCACCTGGATATACTTCATTAGCTCCAAAGTCGATTATGTCTGTGCTCATTATATCGTAAGCAACTCCTGGGTAATAAACCGGTGGAGTTATCTCGTGACCGTCAGGTCCGTATGTTCCTGGTATCTCTACAACTTGACCAATATATACTACGCCTTTAGTTCCGTTTATATTTTGCATGGTAGTAACACCTTCTTCTGTTACTTCTTCCCATACGCCTTTGTTTATAAGTTCTACCTTGCCTTCTACTTGGCTGTCAAAAACTGTTTTGTATATATACATATTTTATATTGTTGTTAAACATTCTAGTTCTTCATCTGTAAGTGCTTCTTTAAAAACTGCTACGCATTTAGTTTTACCGTAGAAAATATTTACAGGGTTGCCTCTGTTAAAGTTAAACGTATCTATAACACCTTCTAGACAAGTACCGCCACTTGTAGATGTAGCTACTTCTACTCCATTAACCCATAGCGCGAAATCATCTTCTTTATATTTAAAAGCTATTTTTTGTAAACCTTGATATCCTCCAGGAGGCGCAAAACTAATAATTGTTTGTAACACGCTTCCTGTAGCTTTCGTTAATAAATACCCTTGAATTACATTTGAACTAGGTAGTGTTATTTTTATTGAGTTACTTGTTGTTCCGTCGCTAATTGAAATTTCTCTATACCCACTTGTGTTACCTTCTAACCTCGCTATCTCTGCATATAAAACACCCTCTTCGCTGTTAAAAACACCTGCACCACCTGCGTTTTTTGCTGTTTCACCTAAGCGAGTGGCTGTAGAACCTGAGGTTGGAATGTATGAAGTAGCGAAAGATAATGCCTCGACTTGGACAAAGGTTTGATAAGCGATTGTGCCGATAGGTATCCCTGTCCAGTTATATGTTGGACTTGTTGAAAAATACGTTTTTAGTGATGCGTATATAGAAGCAACAGCAGCAGTATAAGTAATTTCTGCTTTTACCCAACCATTTAATGATGTAATATTATAACTGTCAACAGATGCAGGTGCGGATACTACTACATTATTTATGTTATCCCAAACGACAAAAGTATTACTACTAATAGCTGAAATTTGAAAATGTATATAAGGTGCATCATCACATTTTACATACCCTTGCTGTGTATATGTAGTTCCTATCGTCACAGCTGATGGTAATCGGTAATACATTTGGTTATAACTTTGAGCTGTTACCTCATACTTAATAACATTAGATGTTGGACTTAAATAAAATAAACCACTACCTCCATCTGAAATAATACCCTGTTGTTTACTCCAACCTGTATTATAATCCTCGCTATAAGTAACTAAATTCGTACTCTGCTGTTCAAACAACCAGCTTCCACATCCGCTATCTGGTACTACTTCTTGACCTAGATATTCTTTTACAGATACACTATTAATGATTAATGTATCGTTTAACCCGTCATAATTTCTGTTAATTATATCTAAGAATCTACTCCCATTACTTCCATTTGTCATTGTGAAAATAGCTGATAGCTTTCCAAGTACAATAGGTTGATTGTCAAAAATTAATCCTTCTCCATAAATACCAACTTGCATTTTACTTGTACTTCCTCCAGCAACATCAACTTCTATTCTATATTGCTTACCTACTTCATAACCTAAAACAGCTTGTCTTGCATAAAAGTTAAAATCGTTATTTCCCTCTAACGTTAATTGATTGTTAGATACTGAAATACTTCCTCCTCCAGCAGCGTTCCATCCATTTGTTCCATCGCTAAAATCTCCATTAACAACCAACTCACTTCCTAAAGAATCTTGATAACTAAACCCTTCGTAGTTTATTCTAGGTAGGTTAGTGTCCTCTGTAATTTCCACTACGGAAATGTTTGATACAGAAAGACCAACGTCATTATTCCAAAGGTTTCTAATATAAAAACTAGTATTAACCGCCTCGTAAACTTCTGTATAAGTTCCATTTTCTGTTCTTATATTTTGAACTGTACTACCATTAGGAGCTAATCCAACTCTTGCACCAGTAGAAGCGTTTAAAACGGTATATGTGACCTTGTATTTGTTCCCTATTGTTAGAAAGCTGTTTTGACTGATGTTTGCATTAGCGGAGCCGCTAGCGTTTGCTATGTCATCTCCAATACTCCACCCAGTCCCTAAAGTCCAATCTTGTCCGACCTCTTTAATACTTACGTTGGTTATTGAGCCGTCAAATAGATTAGGTTTAAAATAAAGTGTTCCACTTGATGTTGGTTTAAAATAAACTTCAACTGTTTGTGTTGTGCTATAAGTTCCAATAGTTTGCCATCCTCCGTCAAAAAATTGTGGTTGTAAATTTCCACTATTTACAATAATATCAAAAGTTAATTTATAAGACTTGTTTGATGTAAGTACATTTGATTGACTTAAATAATCTGAGTTAGGAGGATTCAAAGAACATATACCATTTGATACAACCCAAGCATTCCTTAAATTCCAATCTGTACTACCATTAGCAAAATCTCCATTCACTACTTCCTCCGCACCCTCTTGAGAAAAATCTCCGTTAGAAACTA